CTCGTACCTTAGCCATCAATCACTCGCTCCATAATAGGTGAACACCGGATCTTGCACTGGCTTCTCCGGGTTCCTTGCCGCGTACCATACGGCGAGGGCTAGTGCCATCACCGCGTCTGTTTCAAGTTTCTTGTCCATTAACTTGTATGAGAGCAACTGCCTCCGAAGGTCGTCCCACGGTTGCCCGCGAGGGATGACCAGTGTTCCGTGATCCATCATGGACTTTAACGTCGAGAGCAAAGCCAACTTCTTGGACTTGGTCCCACCAAAGTCATAGCCACGGAGTGGCTTGATCACGTTAAACTCTTGACGGAACAGGCGTCCTCCGAGCCCCGTTTCGTCTACAATGGTGGTGCAGAAGGCTCCATCCTGCTGATACAGGAGAGAGTTCTCCCGCACCATGTTCACCACGGCTGGAATAGTTTGCTTTCCAGATCGTCTTCGTGCTCGTACTCCCACGATTCTGTTGCGATCTGTGTAATCGAGTACGATTGTCCACGTAGCGTCAGAAGAAATACCGGGGTCACATCCTTGAACGTATCGGTGTCCCCTCTGTGGCGGGACATCCCCACTAGCGTCAGGATCAAAGGCTCCTTCGACTGACTGGGATGCGAAGTAGGCGTCCCTTGCTTCGATGAAGTACCCGTCGACGTTTTGCGGGATGAGGTATTCCGCTTGCTGGCGGATGATGGCGTCGAAGTTGACTGGGTCAAGTCCGTATCCAACATTGTCGCGGGTTGAAAGTCTGAAAGAAATGAATTGAGAGTCACGGTTGGGATTTTCTGGGTTCCCCATTTCCCAGAGGTCGGAGTAATCTCCGATTCCTTCTGTTGGGGTTCCGATGAAGTGGAGCGGACCGCCCGTCGAGAGCCTTCGGAGGTTGAGGACCTCTTGGTAGATCTCCACCAAGTGTGGTTCGAATGCCGCCTCGTCGAACGAGATCCCATTCATGTCCTTCCCGAGAAGCGACTTCGCCTTCTCCTGTGTCGTCCTGAAGTGGATATTGGCTCCGCCCACAATTGGGTGGAACTTAATCCAGAGATACTCACCACGATACTTTTTGTCTACCGATGCGATATCCCCGAGGCTCTTTGTGATTGGACATCCCCTGCCCTTCTGGGCCGGGTGGTTTCCTGATAGGATCGATGAGATCTCGCGGTGAACGAGTTCAGCGGTCTCCTGCTGGATTCCTACGTGGTACCATTCGTACGGGGTGTTCGACCACCTGCGCGCATCCGAGGGATCGTCAGGTTTCGGCTGCTGAACTCCCATTTTGTACAAGGCGTGGTGAATGCAGACGACCGCCATCGCCAACGTTTTCCCTGCACGATTCCCGGCTGATACGACGGTCGTGAGGTACTTCGGCCGATATCCTGTTTCATCGCGCTCTGCACAGGCGTTCCACCAGTTGACTTGACCGGGATTTCCCTTGATACCAAGCCAGCGTTCAGCAAAGAACTCGATGTTATCGCGGCCGAGAGCCAGATCTCGTGCAATTTCATTTTGCAGAGGGCTTCCCCTTATTCCGGCTGCTAATCGCTGCGGCCTTCCTCTTGGCGTCAGCCTTGCTGCTTGCGCCCCACGCTTGGAGACTTAGCAGCAGTCGGGTCGGTCGACCCTTCTCGTCCCGCTCTGGTCCGGGCATGCTGCCCATCCGAGCGAGGAATGATGCGCGTCGCGGGTTGTCGCCGCTCTTGACTGGGGCTTTCAGCGTTCCGCCAGTCTGCGCCTTGTAGGATGCGCGGCCCTTGGCATTGAGTCCACCCTTTGGGTTCTGTCCCTCTTTGCGCTGCCACGCTGCGGTCTTTGCCATTACCTCACCTCGTTGTGATAATACATAGTTCCTTTGAGGAACTTGATGGATTGAGTCGTTGCGGCAATCCTATTGATGAAGGTGCCGTCTGCCTCGTAGTGGCGGTCCGTGTATCCAGCCTTGCGGGCAACATCAACCTTGACGATATAGTTGCCAGAGGTGGAACTACCGGAAGAGAATCTAGGGGTCTGGTCTTTAGACCATCCGCAGTATACCACATCACTGCCCAACTCTGCAAGCCACATCATCTCTGCGATGTAGTGGGGGTCATAGGAGTCGTCGTGGTTGAACCAGCCGATGTAGTCTTTGGTGGCTAGGTCCAGCCCCTTGGCCCGCTTAGCATGACCCCAATCGTTGAGGTTGGGCTCAGCGTAGAAGGAAACCCCGGTATGCTTCTTGCGGATCTCCTCGAGATCGATGTCGCTGGCTAGGACGATGACCTCGTCCGGCTTCCTACTCTGAGCGAGTAGAGCGTTTAGCGTGCGTTCCATCCCCGCTGCATCCGCATGAGCAGTCACAATCGCTGTGAACGTTGCCAATGACCCTCCCAATGATCTCGCTGGTTGAAATGCCACCTGTGTATGGAACGTAAAGCATTTGGATGGCCCGGTCTTGGAGCCACTGGTCTGTGATACCTAGTTGTCTAAGGAGCGCGTCCCCAGCCCAGTCATCCCCGTGGGCAATGTATGCGATCTCACGATCCGTGATGCGGTCGATAGTGATCCCGCTGTTCTCGTCACCAATGTTGACGCAGACATCGTCCACGTACTTGCATCCCGACAGGGCTTCCATCCGCTCACCAAGTGAGAGGATCGGTTCTCGCTTATAGCGAGCAGCAAAGTCATCGGTGTTAAGTGAGACGATTACCGGACCATACTCGCGGCATTGCTGAAGAAACTTCATGTGTCCGTAGTGGAAGAGATCGAATGTCCCCCCAACGTACACCCACTCGTTTTTCATGATGCGGCTTCCGCTACCTCGTGTACCGGCTTGGCCTCGATGATCTCATACGTGGTCGAAGCCCCGCCCAAGATCTGGGCAAGCGATACGACAAGGTCGCGGTCTGCGGTCTTATCGTTTCGTTTATCCAGCATCTCCTGTGCCCGAAGGCCCTCGGAGAGTGACGGCGTCATATTGCCGGACTCCACCTCGGAGAAGACGTAATCCCTCACGAGGGTGGCAAGGTCGCGGTGCGGAGCCTTGATGGTCCGCTGCGCCTGCTCCATCTTCTTCACGGCAGCAATTCGAGCCGTCTCGTGAGGGGTCGTCAGATGTTCACGCCGATGCTTGCCGAGCGTGTTGCGGCTGATGTAGTAGCCTTCGTCCTTGAGCCACGACGAGATCTTGAGGTCGGCCATGCCTTCCTTCATCCGCTTGTTGATCAACTCAACAATTGGGCTTCTGCATACGTGGCACCCGGTCAGGACCGGGGCAAGGTCGGATACTTTCACTTAGATGTCGAACTGCTTCTCTTCGGCAGCCTTCTGCTCAGGCGTCTTCTCCTTGATGCCGAACTGTGTATTCTTCGGGTCAAGGAACTTGATCAGGATCTGGAGACCAGATGCGAGACCAGCCGAGATGATGGTTCGGAAGTCACCGCCGCTGATGTCGAGCAGAGGGATGCCGAGACCGAGGGCAACCGAGATAGATACCGTGATGAACGTTCGGCCGAACTCGATGAGGGCCTCGTCCACGCCTGTGTTGTCAATGACCCAGCGGATGCCGGCCTTGATGTCGCTATACATTGGGACTCCTTACTTCCACTCGACGATGACGATGTGCTTGTGTGGCGCACCGCCCGTCTGCTTCTTCTTGCTTGCAGCGATCTGCTTGAGTTGCTCCTCCGTTACAACGACGCCGAACTTTTCCTTGCCCTTGCCCGAGCGCGTGGGGCATGCCCACTGCCATCCGTCAACGGCATCCCACGCAGCGGCGGTCATGTGTCCGTACCCCTGCGCGATGTGCTTCTTATCCTTCTTGAGCCAATAGTTCTGCCACTTCTTGTGCCACTCGCTGATCTCCACAGGCGGGTAATCCACAGCCTGCTGGACCCAGACGATGAGCCCTGCGCCACGGTGTGCCGAGAGGACGACGTCGTCCCACGACTTCGCATAGCGTGCCTTGGCACCGAGTTCCTTGGCGGTCTTGATCAGGTCACCGAGGGACGAGCCGTTGTCGGACACGCCCTCCTTCTCCACAAACCCCGTTGCCTTCGCCTTCGCCTTGATGCCATCGCCAGCAGACGGGTCAACGGTGTACTTGGACGCCCACGCCACGGCAGCAGCCGTGCTGGAAGGGCCGCAATCGTCGAGAATGCCGCCCTTCTCTACGTGATCGAGTTGTGACTTGACCTTAAACTTCATTTATTCCTTCCATCGCAGCGGGCCTGTTGCCAGCCACGCAATTGTGAGTAGTACGAATAGTGTTGCCATCGTACTCTGTGTCTGCCCCTCTGGAAGCACGATTACCGCGAACAATAGTCCGAGGATCGTCCATGCTCCGCCAATGAGGTCTTGAAGAATTTTACTTAGCACGTCGGCTGCTCCTTCCGCTAGATGGGGACCCTCCCGGTGCTCCTCCACCTCCGGAAATACGCGCCGCATTCGACGCTGCTGCTGCGATGCTCGCCACTTGGCTGGCAACAACCGCAACTGCGACTGGCTGCGCTTCCTCTTTTTCCTCCTCGTCGAGATCGCTTCCGATCTCTGTGATCGCTAAAATATTCTCGAATACCGCTCCGACCGTCTCGACCGCTGCCTCTGCCGCTTCGCCTAGATCTGGCAGAGCGGGTTCGGGTTCAACAGGAGGTACAGGGCTGGGATCAGGAGATACGGTAGGAGCCGGCGTAGGTTCCACGGACGGTTCGGGCGTCGGCTCGGGTGTGGCAGACGGCTCTTCACTTGGCTCAGGCTCTACCGTTGGTTCAGGAGTTGGAGTCGGTTCAGGAGTTGGTTCAGGAGTTGGCTCTGGCGTAGGCTCCGGAGTCGGCTCAGGCGTCGGAGTAGGTTCCGGCGTCGGCGTCGGTTCGGGCGTAGGCTCTGGCGTTGGGCTCGGCTCTGGAGATGGATCAATGGACGGCTCCGGTGTTGGTGTCGGCTCTGGCGACGGAGATGGACTTCCTGACACGAAAGTCAGGTTTCCAGTCCCGCAGCATGAGTCCAACGATTGGATGCGGAATCCGAAGAGATCCCCCGCGAGCAACACCACCTCGATGTAGCCGCTCGCCTGCTGAACGACAGACTGTGTGAGATTTACCCACTGCCCATCGTCTAGGTACTGAGGCTTATCGTAGTAGGAACTGTCGGTTGTGAAGAATGTCCACAAGAATCCGACGGTCTCGTCCTGCGTTGCTGTCGTCGTGAGCCCGGTGTTTGCGTTCCACCTTGGCTGATCCGGGAGTGGATCATTGGCACCGATGATGGTGACCGACCCGTCCTCGTTGACGACCATGGACCCGTTTGAGTCCGTACTGAAGTCCCACTCGTCCGTATCCTCAAGGGCCAATACGCCCATCGGAGAGAGGAGCATCGTGAAGGCTAAAATGGCTGCAAGCCTCACCACGCTGGGCTCCTTTCTACATTAGCATCCGCAGTCTTGTTCGATATCCTCCACAGTCATTACTTAACGAGCGCCGCAACTTCTTCCTCGGTCAGACCGAGGGCGGCAAGTTTGGCGCGGGCAGACTCCTTGGCGGTTTCTTCAGCCTCTAGGATGGCAGCCGCTTCGATATACGCCTCAGCCTCCTCAGCCTCAAGAGCATCAGCCCTTGCCTGTAGTTCAGCAATTTCTTCTTCTGTGAGCGGCTGAATGGTGACTTCACCAGTGCTTGCGTCTACTACTGTTTTCATGATCTCACCCCATAAAGATAAAACTCACCTACAATAGTACCAGCACCAGCAAAATCACCAATGGAAAAAGATGTGATTGCAGATGTTGAGTTATATATTGCGTATCCAAAATTAATTCCGCTATTTGTAGGACCTAGATCCCCGTAGTTCTCCCATTTTATATATTTCCTTGATGGAAGAGTATAATCATAGATAGTTGCAAATCCGTGTGATTCAGATAGAGTGGAAGTCGCTGAGGACGTTCTAATAAATGCTCCGTTGTCAGCACTTCTACCAATTTTATTTGCATCAGACATCCTATACGCTTGACCACCAGTTCCAGTAAAGCCAAATGCGGCACCGCCATAGTTATGGTTGAGCGTGTCTGAATTCATTTGGATGTGCGCGTAGTTAGTTACAACTGCCCGCTTCCACACAATCTTTAAATCTGTATACCCAGACGGAATGTTTGTAAATTGGATTCTTGTGTTAGCAGCAGTCGTAACAGTCGTTGAAGAGATTAATACCGTTTTACTGTCAGAAATTCCAACATTCTTTACTGCCATCAGGTGCTCTCAATCCCGTGTGCGGAGATGTCGACGGAGTCTGAGGTTGACGATCCGACATACAGTCTCTCGCCAGATCCCAAAACTATGTTTGACACTTGAGTGGTTTGTCCCTGCGTAAGCGACAGGTCGTTTACGACCGACGTTACGTAGTTTACTGCTGGCTGACCAGAGGTTCCAACAGTGCCAGTACCCTGCATCACATATCCCTGTAGTTGCCTAAACGCCGATGTAAGTGAAGTTCCACCAATTGTTGCAACAACTGTTGGCGGTGCACCTGTGGTCGTCGTAAACGGAGCAACACTTCGAATTGTGTAACTGTTACCAGGAGATCCACCAGTAATAACGTTTGCATTTATGGTGACTGCCGAAACAGTTGACGTACCACTCTTAGGAGCAACGTATTGTGGGAGATCTGGATACTTGCTTGAAGCAACAGTCCAGGAGGTAACCGCGCTATTATTGATTGCGCCTACCCCACCAACAGCCCACAGGTCGATAAAATACGATTCTGTTGCGTTAAGGGTGACTGTTCCCGTAGAACTACTTGCAGCGATGGCAATAATGCCTCCGTCTGGAGACCACGCCATGCAGTCTGGGCTATTTGGCATATATCGAAGAGCAGATCCAGACGATGCGGTATGAAGCCACGTTCCATCACTCTGTCTGGTGTAGACAACCGCGACGCTATTTGTGTCTCCAGTTCCGCTATAGTTTCTAGAGTACGCAACGGCAACCCTTTCGCCGTCTGGTGAGAATTTGACGGCGGCAACTTGAAACAACCTATTCAGCGAACGGACGGGGACATCCACACCAGTTGGTGCCGCTGGGTATGTAATTGCACCAGTCAGGAAGTTTGTGTCAGTTGGCGCAACCGTGTTAGAGTTTGATACGATTCTGAATCCAGCGGGTGCTGCATCCGCAGGAAGCGCATACGCTGCTGGGAACGACGTACTGGATGTTGGAGAAATATTGCTCCACAACGTCGTGGTGCTTGGCTGAGAAAATGCAAATACTCCGTGCGTGGAGTTGTAGTCAGAAGCGACAAAGTACGCCAAAGCGTAACCAGACTCTTTTCCTACCGTACCGTCGCAGTTCCAGAACGCTCGCTTATCAAACGATGAACTTGAGTCGCTATAGATGTAAATCCCAAGCCCAACTCTTCCAGATGTATCTCGGTATACTTGATCTGTCCCAGAGTGCATTAGGTATCCTACGCCATCCTGGAGCGCATAAGCCGCAGCAGTATGAGTTCCCGCTGCTCCAACACCTTGAAGTGACGTTTGACCCACCCCTCCCGCAGTTTCTGTAAAAGAAGTTCCGACAGTGTGAGAAATAGTCGAAGAGTCGAACAGATCGCCACCTGCAGTAGTGGTTAGATTTGCACCGATTCCAATTGCCTTAGTATCAGAAACTGCGACATAACAGTTGTTTAGTTTTGGGCGATCAATACCTGCTCCAGAATTTGCTCCTTTAAACTGAACCTCATAGTCAAACGCGTTTCTCCAATGGTTATCTCCAGTGTGAGCAGCAAATGTTTGTGTTGTGTACATTGCGGACCCAGTTGATTGATTTACCGCAGTAAACCCAGATGTATCCGAAGCACTACCCCAGGCAAAAGTATTGTTCCACGATGGACCTTTTCCAAAACGCCAAAGTGCAGTAAGTGTGTTCCCGCCCGCGAGGGTAGATCCGTTAGCCATATTGATTGACGCTGAGCCAGGGGCTAGTGCGACTGATGTCGATGGTGCAGAATATGCTCCGCTGTAGATCGCAGCAGAAATAACCGCCGCAGACCGTGCAGAGGCATTGATAAGAACGTTCCGCGTTGTGGCTGCTGATGGGACGAGTTCCTCAACCGCCGTCAATGATGGCTGGTTGACTACGCCAAATCGCTTTTCTGTTCGTGGCATTCTATTCTCCTATCTAATTAAAAAATACATATGCTAGGAATTCGTCTCCCCCAGATGAGGTGGCAAATGTTGCGCCACCTGTTCCGTTGGCAGTGAGCACAGCACCGTTTGCTGCCGCACCAGACGAGATTGCTGCCGTTCCGACAGATCCAGCCGAGATCTTTGCAGCCACAATCGCGTTGTCCGCGATGCCTACCGACGTGAGGGCTTGTGCCACCCAGCCAGATGAGGTGCTGCTATAGACGAGTGGAAGTGCGGTGCTGACGCCACCGACGAATACGTCATGGAGTTCGTCCAGTTCATACCCGTTCTGCACCTTGACGAGGATTTCCCCCGTAGAAGGGTTCGCCTTGGTGACGACGCCGAGATAGACCGCGTGATCTGGCTCTGCTGGAGGCGTATTGAAGACCAGCGATCCAGGAGTCGCACCAAGCCAGATTGATGATCCAGCCGTGGCTGCGGAAGTGTCGATGTTGGAGAGTTGTCCGTTCTCAATGACGTAGCCAAAGGCGTTGTTCGTCATCGTATTGGCGGCGATGCCCAGTGTCTTTGACGATGTTGGGTCCGCGCTTGCAGAGGCAAGACCAATCAGTGCGTTGGTTCCATCCGCCCCTGTGACGTATACTGCCTGACCCTTGGTAATCGTGCTGCCAGACGAGTTCTTCACATACGTGCGAAGCGTCGTTGCCGTAGCAGCATCTGCAACACTAAGCAGTGATTGGTCTACGCTGACCGTAATGGCGGTTGTACCGCTTGCCGAGACTGGCGATGTGCCAACAACGCTAGTGACATAGGTGCCAGCAGTTTGGTAGTTGGCGTTTAGGCTAACAGTAATTGACGTAGTTCCAGTCGCCGAAATTGGCGACGATCCGACCACGCCTGTAACATAGGTGCCAGCGGTCTGGTAGTTCGCGTCAAGGCTGACGGATACGGTACCACCGCTGACGATGGCGGAGATTGGCGAGACGCCGACCACGGACGTGAGCCCAGAGGTCGACGCAGGGGTAAAGATGACGCCACCCGAGCCGTCTGCTGCAAGCAGGTAGCCGTTTGGCGCCGTCGTTGAGGAGAATGAGATCGTCTTCCCGGTGCTGCTCGTCGTGAGCGCAATCGGGAGGGTCGCAGAAAGCGTAGAGGCCAGCACGTTGTTCTCCAACGTCTGGAACTCGTTGATGTCAATCCATGTAAGTGACGGCTCTACGGGCCGAAAATCGCCCTCGAACTCCTCATAGAGTTGATCGGGGATGCTGAAGACGGTTCCGGCCGAACCTTCGACATCGAAACCGTTCCAGTGGATATTGACGTCACGGCCAAATGTAAATGTAGCCAATTACTTCTTCTTTCCCCTCGCAGTTTTGGCGGATTCCTTAAAGTCCTTCGCCGTAGGAGCGCCCTTCGTACCGGGCTTGCGCATCTTCTCGCCAGATCCAGCGGCGATCCGCTTCTTCTTGGCGTTGATATTGGCGTAGAGGCCAGGCTTAGGAGGCATTACTTCTTCTTGCCCGTCTTCTTCTTGCCGTATTCCATCTCGCGCTCGCGCTTGGATTCGGTCTTTTCGTGCTTCTCAGCGTACTTCTTGGCGGCAACCTTGCCGGCCTTGGTGTATGGGAACTTCTTCCCTTCGATCATTGGCATCTTACTTCCCCTTTTTCTTCTTAGACTTGCCCGCTGCGGAGAGGGCGATGGCAATAGCCTGCTTACGCGGCTTACCCGCCTTCAGTTCCTTGCGGATGTTGGCGGAGATGGTCTTCTGTGAGGAGCCCTTCTTAAGGGGCATCAGCGGTCGCCCTTGTTGAGCGCATTGATCTTGTCGAGGACTCGGCGTCGGTTGCCCTTTGGCTTGCTGAAGTCAGGGAAGAACTTGTTGCCGGTCTTGTCGGCGCCCTTCGTCTTGTTCCCACCTCGGCCAAGGCTGTCGATGTACGCCATGCGGGATGCCTTGCCAACTTTATCCATCTTCTTTGGATTTGGCTTTACTGGGATTGCTTTGCCTGGCATTATTTTGTCCCCTTAAAGTTCGGCATTGGCAATAGACCGCCAACCGGTCCGGACAGCGCATCGGCCGCCCGTTCAATCTCGATATCCCAGACCTTCGAGTAGAGGTCGTAGGCTGCTGAGCCCATCACGGACTCTGCACTACCTACCAGCCGCTCGACGCCTGCATAGTGCAGGTGGAGCAACTCATGGGCAATGATCCTTCGCTGCTCCGCCGGAGCCTCTTTCCAGAAGTCCTCGGAGAGTCGGAGTTTGGCGTGCCATAGCACGTCGTGTGCCTCGATGTCGGCGTATGCGTCTTCGGCAGCCGGGAAGTCCTTGACCTTGATCTCCCACTGGGAGAGGTTCAGGATCTCCTTGGCGGCATCAACGTAACGCTGCGCCTTCTCGAGGCGCGGGATCACTTGTTCGTCGCTGGTGGGTTGACCTTAGAACCCTTGACTGCTTTGAGCCCAGCCGGAACCTTAGCGCCGGAAGGAAGGGTAACCACGCGGGTGCCGTCCTTCTTGACTCGGACGATGCGGCCGTCGGCCTTGGTGATGACGCGGTTCCCGCCCTTACGGACGACAACGCTCTCACCCTTCTTGTTGGTCTTGGCGACGTCGCCAGCCTTGGCCTTGATCTTGGCGCCTCCGCCAGTGAAGATCACGGTCTTGCCTGCTGCATTCTTCATTTTCCCGACAGCCTGTTCTCGACTGTACTTCCCGATCTTCGGCATTGTTATACTCCTGCTATTGGGTAGACCCCTCCTTAACCGGAGGGAGATCTTCGGGGGCCTTCTCGGCTCCCCGTTTCTTTTTAGTTTGACATGTTTGGAAGTCCGGGGAGCCTTTCCCTGACCCCCCTTACCCCCCTATATATATACCAGAAAAACGACCCCTTTTTGACACTTCTTACATATTAAGTTTTCTTAACAATATATGCAGGTTTTTACATTGTTACTGAAAAGCCTTCTCGTTCATATACCTGTCAATGAAAAGCCTAGGCCGGTATGCACTTTGTGCTTGGACGGAGGCGGGGGGTTGTCAGAGGGTATGCAAAGTTTAGGAGGTGGGGTATTACCACGCACGCACGCCCGTCGCCTATAATGCTGGGGGGACAGGGGGGGTTGTCCAAAATCGACAGGTTTGCCTGTCTGGCAAGACAATGCGGCTTGTCTGGGGTGGGGAGATTGTGTATCACCCCCCCCCCCCCGCGTGGCGGGGCGGGCC